AAGGATAGCGTAGCGGCTATCCAAAAGGTTAGTAAGAGTTCTCGAATTCTGAACCCTGAGAATAGAGGTGCTCTCTTGTATGCTAATAGCATGCCTGTGTTTGCTAGCATAATGAGCTTCCTCTACTCTCTGGGACGCCCGTTTGAAGTCCAAGATGGCATTCAAGCGGCTAAGACTGCGCGTGGTAAAGATAAAACCCTTAAGCCGGTTATCATTACCCCTGAAGGTATGCTTGTCTCGAGCGTCAACGGAGGTTGTTTGAGAGCAATTGCGTGTGGAGCCATGGGAGGCTTCGTACCAGCTGTTCCTCGCCAACCAATAAGTTTAGCCGAACAAAACCAGATTGTCCATTTACTCCAGCCAACGCTGGAAGTACTTAGACTGCCTGCTGGTCTACCTTAGGCAAAGTAGCCTTGCATTTACGCTTTAGAAAGTGTCCGTGATGAATCACACGCTTATTTCTGGATGCCTTTCGGAAGTGTTATGCCCACCTTTCCCGCTGCCGACCTTGAGGAGCTGAACAAGATCTTTAATACTTTTAACGAAGTTGATAAAGTTGCTGATCAGCCTACTCATTTGTTCGACGAGCATGCTATGAGACTGAAACTTGCCAAGCAAGTTGCTGCCTAGGAACAGTTCAAATAGAAGCTGGCCGCTGAAGCTAAACTGCAAACATCTTAGAAGTCTAAGAAAGATGCAGATTATGTGAAGAAAGTGAAGAAAGGGGTACGTAAGCTCCTTCGAGTAGCTATCGATCACGCTTTAGATGGTGATGCCGAAGTTTAGATTATTCCAGGATTGGTTCATCGTGTTGTTGTGTTGCTTTCGATACTCGAGTCTGCTACAGTCGAGACTATCAAAGCTCACAAGATGGCATGTAAAATCTTTCCGACCTCAGATTCTCTCAGTTCTCCTCCAGTCAAAGATCTACTGGCTCCGATACTGTTCTTGGGGCGCGATTAGGTGAAATAGTTAATTTCTTATTCATCGAAAGCGGCTAAAGAACAAGTTGAGGTAAAAGTTGAACGTACGACTAACATGCCTGAGCTCAGACAAAAAGCCCTAGATGTTACATCGAAGATCTCATTCTTGCCAAGAATGAACGGAATTCCTCAAGATTTGGATGCACAATTAACCGCAAAGCGCGTGAAAGTGGATTCTTATAACGCAGAAATTTCCATTCGTCGTTGGCTAAGTTTGAGGTTAATTGCTGTTACAACCGTTGTGTGTTTTGTTCTGACGTCTCTGCTTGTGTTGGAGGACATCATCCGCATTGCTCCCGACTATCTCTCCGACCTCTTCAACGTGGCCCCAGCCGCCCCTAATGCTTTCTTCCTGAATAAGGCTTCCCGAGGAATCCTTAGGTTCTTTTCTCGTTTATTTGCGAATTGGAACATGGAAGATAATCTGCAGGAGTGGTTGAATGCGTTCAACAGGTTAAGCACCACCAAATATTTAGGTTACCCTTCCATATAGGACGTCAAGAAACACATATTCGGATCTTGGCACGGAGCTTGTCTTATAGCTCCAGTTCTCGCGGGATTGGTCACCTTTTTAGATGGGTGTGTATAGCTTATCATGGAGAGAAGTCCTGTGACCGTTACTTCCGCTAAGTCTATGTTTCTGCACTATGAGTCTTTCTGGCTTTGTGTTGTTGTTCAATTTTCATGTTTCCTATATATCAATTTTGGTCGTGAAGATAGCGTATTGGATTATATGCGCTAGATTTCTGATCATAAGCGGTTGAAGGACTATGTTAAGAAAAACGGCATCACTTGTCCAGAGGTGATTCATAGTACCGATCTTGTGTTCACTTCGTCAGGTTATACTGCACTTGCTGAGGCTACTCAAGCTTGGATTCATAAGTATCATCCAGTGTATCAATTCCAATCAGCTGATCATGTGTCACGTGAGTTTTTCCGTGAATTCGGTCGTACTGATGAGTTTGGCTATCCCCTATACTCTAGGGAAAGCTTTAACGAGGAATGGATATTTTGGCAGATCGAGGAATATTTAGGTGTTTTGAAAGTCGCTTTAAGAGACGGACACCTAAGAGAACCTCTTTCATGGAATGTCATTCGACCACTTTTCGAACTAGTGGTACCCGACATTCTGTCCATCGAATGGTATTGTCAGCCTTAGGTAATGGATTCTATCCCACCTATTGGCCCACTGCCCTTCGCATGGTTGCCGCAACTTGGAACTGATGAACTCCCTGCGTGGTTTCACCTCCGTTTGTGTTTATGGTTTGCCTTAGTGAGCTCAGGAATCACATACCTTAGTGGCGTCCTTTTCAGCTTTACTCATTCTCTTCGTTCTCAATATCTGATGACTAGAATGCTGTTTGGTGACAACGTAACCTCTACTGCCGCGAAAAAGATTCTTAGATCTCCTTTACTAAAGAAGATCATAGAAGACAATTAGGGGCAGTATGTTCAAATAGACCCTGTCTTTTCATCCGAAGACTCAGTTGGTGAGGTTCTCATTAGACCACACTACGGAGTCCAGGAAGAGAAGACTATTCTCCGCTTGTTTACTTCATAGAATGTTGGTTTGGGCAAACAGACGAGAACTGAAGGATTACCAGATTCATTTATTCCTAAGCTGTCGTGGGATGACCGTCGTAAGACGTTCGTTGCCCGGGCCGGAGTAACCCTGGATTCAAACTGGTTAGCCCTTTAGAATGCGTTTGGTCGAGCTATTAATCCAGAAGATACACAGAGGTTAGCCGGTAGCAATGGTGGTCATGTCCACCATCGTAAGACTATCGATGATACTACATGTGAGAATCTGAATATGATAGCCAAAGCTCATGGTGAGAAGATCTTTATTGATCTTGGATCTAAACTGACTGCTATGATTAAAAAGGGGAGGGGTCTTTTTGACTACTTTGAACATCGTGAAACCATTCTAACTGTGGAGTTAGAACAACCGCAACACCAGAATCCTTACTGGGCGGCTTGGCAGACGAATGTTCATAGTGAGGACCACTGTCATCAAGTAGCACGTGCAGCAGACGGTTAGATGGTGCGCAATGATCCAACAGGTAATCTTATGGTCTTGATAAGACCACGTATCGGATAGGATTGCAATAACGATGACACTAATTATATTTAGTGGAGCAGTTTTTGTGATGAATATGCGGATGTGATACCTGGTAACTTCTTTGCAAGGCTCCATGGGACTGAACCTGCCATGACTTAGTTTTCAGTTGAGAATGTCCAACAAATCTCCTATCAGGTCGGACAAAATACAACTAGAGGCTTCTTAGCTCACTCTTATCGTGTACTTGTGTTTGCAGGTACTCTTGAGGAGTTCGCATTGACAAACCGTGCTAATCTGATCCACGTACTTGGAACAGACAGAGCACCAATAAACGATTTGCGAAGACTCCAATAGAGAACCTTTGTTCACTGTAACGATACGCACTATTATCTTTACAAAGATTTTAGTACAATCTTATCTGCTCCAATCAATAGTGATAACAGAACTTTCGCAAGCTTATTGAATAACGCGAGATGGTACATTTCAGGAATGAAATATGATCCACTACCGGGTTATTATAAATATGCTCTAAATGAAGGAAGTTTTCAAAACTACATTGGAGACGATGGATTGTTGCGTGTTAGAGCGAGACCTAATGCCGCTGGTGGATTCTACACTCACCCTGTATGCGTTCACAACGCTACTTGGGAAATGAGTTTGGGATGGTATAGTTTTTTCCAATACGTGGGTAGTTTGAAAGGTTTTGAAATGAAATTGATCAAACTGCTTCCAAGCGATGCGGAAAATACACCATTGAGACAAATCCCTCGTGAATTTTCGGGATCAGTTTAGAGCCATTTTTTGGCTCGGAAAGCTGCGCTCATTGTTGAGAGCGGTCTCATGACCAAAAGGGAGATAACGGATGCATATGGGTTTGGCGACTGCGATTGGCTTTAGAATTGGATACGGATGCTGTCATCCCTTCTGTTTGTTTTGGAATCTTCACTTTCACCTTTGGAAGAACAGACTGAAATATTGACGTCTTTGAACACTATTATGAAACGTCTTTTCGGTTCTTCTTCTCACTTGGTTTGCACTCACATGATTTTGGAACCTGGTTGGATTCGCAATGATTTGCACATTTTACAGTTCCATATCAGAGACGTGCTACAAAGAAACTACCTATTGATCAATGGTACTCCATTAGATCATGAGTTGAGTAACTTAGGGTATTAGGTAGATACTTTGAAAGTGAATTTGAAGAAGAAAACACCAGCAGAATTGTTGACGCGGAAGTTGAACAGAACTTTAGCTGTAGCAGCTACCAGTCTGTTGAAGACAACAGATCGTTTCTGGGGTGACCGGCCTTATTTCTTTAACAAAAGATTACCGGACACAGCCTGGGATATTGCTTTACAAAATCCTTGTGTGGCCCATGACGCTAGACTGCCGCTCAAGCTTGATTACCTAAGAAAGGTGTATCAAGAGTCTACCCCCGTGTATCGTTCACTCAAGAAAGAATAGTACACACCTTCTGGATTTGAAATCTTCTCTGATGGGCAACCGTTGCAGGAGTTTGAATGGGATTCTAAGTCTAACATTGGATTAATCTGGGGCTTTGTAGGCCGCCACTTGTCATGTGGTGTGCGTCCAGATCCAAATGTTATTCAGCGTTTTGGTAGATTTACAGAGTTGATGTTTGAGAAGCTGTTCCAAGATATTAATGCTCTTCCAATCACTCTTATACCGTTACGCGACTGGATCCTTTCCAAGAAAGGGTGGGGAAAAGGGAAATAGCTGAA